TACACTTTAACAGTGTATAATAATGATAATATCATTTATAAAGATAAAGTCTTTTGTACGGATCAAAACGTATTAAATTACTCTATAAATAAAGATGTTTATACGAGCAATGTAACAGATAACGAATACATTATTTTATAATGGATAATATACATATAGTAAACTTAAGCAAATATACTTCACCAGAAATTGTAGAGGTTAAAAACAAGGATTGGGTTCAGTATGGTGAGGATAATGATTATTTCCAGTATCTTATAGACAGATACCAAGGTAGCACAACCAATAATGCTATCATAAACGGTATGGCAAAAATGATATATGGGAAAGGTCTTGATGCTACTAATTCTAACAGGAAACCAGATCAGTACGCACAAGCTATGAGTATTGTATCTAAGAATTGTTTAAAGTCTGCTGTAATGGATCGTAAGATGCTAGGAATGGCGGCTTTACAAGTTACTTACGATAAAGGTCTTGTAAAAAAGGTTACGCATTTCCCAATGCAGACATTAAGAGCTGAAAAATGTAATGAAAACGGTGAAATAGAAGCTTGGTATTACCATCCAGATTGGTCTAAAATAAAGCCTAGCGATCAGCCAAAAAGAATTCCAGCATTTGGTTTTGGTAACAAAAAAGGAAATGAGCTATATATAGTTTCATCTTATGTTACAGGATCTTACTATTATCCACCTGTAGATTATCAAGGAGCATTACCTTATGCAGTTTTGGAAGAGGAAATAGCTGATTATTTAATTAATGATACTATTAATGGTTTTAGTGGAACAAAGGTAGTTAACTTTAATAATGGTATTCCTGATAGGGATAAACAAATGGAAGTTAAATCTGATGTTTTAAATAAACTTACTGGAGCTAGAGGTGAAAAAGTTATCGTTGCTTTCAATAATAATGCAGAAAGCAAAACAACTGTAGATGATATACCTTTAAATGATGCTCCAGCTCATTACCAATATTTAAGCGATGAGTCTTTCAGAAAACTAATCGTTGGACATAGAGTTACATCACCGATGCTATTAGGTGTAAGAGATGGTAACAGCGGGTTAGGCAATAATGCTGATGAGATACAAACTGCTACTTTGTTATTTGATAACTTAACAATAAAAACATATCAGGAGGAATTCACAGATTCATTAGAGGAAATACTATCCGTGAATAATATTTCTCTTAATTTATATTTCAAAACTATCCAACCATTAGAGTTTACTGATACTACAGGTATGGATAAGGAAACTGCTGAAGAGGAAACTGGTATTAAAATGTCTATACAATGCTCAGCAGAAACACAAGACTATGATGAAGAGGTGGCTAATTCCTTAATAGAGAAAGGTGAAGATCTTGGTGATGAATGGGAATTAATATCTAGCGAGGAAGTAGATTATGAAACAGAGGATGAATTGGATGCTGAAATAGCTAAATTAAATGAACCTAGTCTATTATCTAAAATATGGAACTTTGTTAGTACAGGAACAGCAAGACCTAATGCTAGAAGCTCGCAGGATAAAACTATAGAAGGGGAAAAATATAAAGTAAGATATAAATATAGTCCAAGTAGAGTTTCTAAAAACAGCAGAGAGTTTTGTAGAAAAATGGTTTCTGCTGATAAGTTATACAGGAAGGAAGATATTATAGCAATGGAAAAGGTTGCTGTAAATGCAGGATGGGGACCAGAAGGAGCTGATACTTATTCTATCTGGCTTTACAAAGGCGGTGGATCATGCCACCATAAATGGTTAAGACAAACATTTAAAGGTAAGACACAAGGTAATCTGGCTAATGTAGATCCTAATATTTCAACTAATAAAGCTGAAAGAGAAGGATATAGAGTTAGAAATCCAAAAGAAGTATCTATGATGCCTAAGGATATGCCGAATGAGGGATTTTTACCAACTAATAAAAGATTTCAATAATGGCTAAAGCTTTATTTATAAGTACAAAAGATATAAAAAGATATTCCATAATGAATGGCAATATCGATAACGATAAATTTATCCAATATATTGAAATAGCACAGGAAATTCATATACAGAATTATTTAGGTACTAGGTTATATGAGAAACTTGAAGACATAATAATAAATGGAACTGTTAGCGATCCTGCTAATGCTGATTATAAAGAATTATTAGAGACTTATGTAAAACCAATGACAATACATTGGGCTCAAGTAGAATATCTACCGTATGCAGCTTATACAATCTCAAATGCAGGGGTATACAAGCATACATCAGAAACATCACAAAGTGTTGATAAAGAAGAGGTGGATTATTTAGTAGAGCAGGAAAGAAACGTTGCTCAGCATTATACTAGAAGATTTATAGATTTTATGAATTTTAATCAATCAAAATATCCGGAATACTATTCTAATTCTAATGATGATGTATATCCTGATACTGAGTCAAATTTTACTGGATGGGTAATCTAAAGAAAAGATATAAAGTAAAACAGGAAAACATAAGTAAATTAAAATTGTTTTTAAAACAAATTAAAAAAGATGGCAAACAGCATATTTTGGGGAATAATCTACGAAAGTAGCTGGTGGGGAGTTACCAAAGATGAAAACAACATTCATTGGGGTTCTAATTATCCTTACAACGTAGACGGAAACTTTATTAGAGCAAGTTCTACTTTAGAATCCGCAGACGAAACATTTATAACCGCAGACCAAACAATTTATTAATAATAAAAAAACAAAATGGCACAACAAACAATTAATATCGGAACGGTTGCTAATGATGGTACAGGAGACCCATTAAGAACCGCCTTTGACAAAGCAAACGACAACTTCACCGAATTATACGGTATGGGTGGAGACATTTCAGCGGTAAACGCAGGAGATGGATTAACAGGTGGTGGAACTTCAGGAGATGTAACACTTTCAGTTGCAGATGACGGAATAGATTATGATATGCTATCGCCTGAATTTAATGCACAAGTTTCTCAAAATGATATGGCTTATGGCTCAGAGGCTATTCACATAGGTACTGTAACAGGTGATACTGTTTTAAATATTATTGGTTGCAAACAAGGAAGTACTAAAACCGCAATTTTTACAGGAGGAAGTTCTCTTGCATTTGGAGGTACTCCAACATCAACTTATAATGTAATTGCAGGTGAATATGACCCAGCCGTAGATAATTTTATACAGGTATTTGCAACAGGAGTATTTCCTAATCAAGATTTTTATATAACAATTTCACAACCAGCATAATGAAAGCACTAGAAATAAACGGAGAAATTAAGTTATTCTCACACTACCCAAAGAATTTTAAGCACAATGGTCTTGTATGGGCTTTATTAAATGATAAGCAAGCTGCTAAAATTGGATTTAAAGATGTAGTAACGCCTAATTACAATGCAACTATTGAAGAATTATCTCCTATCAAATTGGATGGGGATGTTTATACTTACGATGTAATTGAAAAACCAATTAAAGAAACTCTTGCTGAATTAAAGGCAAATAAAATTGATTCGCTTAAAGCAACTGTTGGTGGTAGATTATCAACAACGGATTGGTATATTGTAAGAAACGTAGATACAGGGGATGAAATACCACAAACCATTAAAGATGAAAGAGCAGTGTTAAGAGAAAAATGTAATAATATAGAAGCTGAAATAAACGCATTAACTACCAAAAAATCTGTAGTATTGTTTGAGATTAACCTTTAAAAAACAAGACTATGTTTAATAGTAAGTTAATAGGAACTAATGCAGGAGGTGGAGCTTCCTATCCGTATGATATGAATATTTTTATCGCTGCAGGTGGCGGTGGAGGTGGATATAGCGGCGGTGGCGGCGGTGGAGCCGGAGGGGCTATAGAAGCTACACATAGCACAGAGAGTGGTATAGTATATACAATAACAATAGGAAGTGGTGGAGCAGGCAGAACAGGCTTTAATCAAGGAAATGGAGAAAATGGAGGTAATTCAACCATTTCAGGGACAGGTTCGGGATATGGTGTCACCGTAACAGGCGGTGGTGGTGGTGGAGACCCTACTGAGGTAGCAGGAAGCAACGGAGGTTCAGGAGGTGGCGGTGGTGCCAACTACAGTTACAACGGCTATCCTGCAGGAGGAACAGGAATTGCAGGACAAGGTAACAATGGAGCAGCAGGTGGTGGTGGTTCTTACTACTCTGCAGGAGGAGGAGGCGGAAAAACTACCGCAGGAAGTACAGCAGGGCCTTATGGAGGTTTAGGAGGTTCGGGTATAGTTTTATCTTGGGATAATACAAGTAACGAATACTCCAAAGGAGGTAGAGGTGGAGATTCTTTTAATAATTATGGAGCACCTACCGCAAATGGAGATGGTGGTGCAGGAGGAAAATACAGTAATGGCAACGGTCAAAATGGAGCGGATGGAATATGTATTTTAAGAATACCAACAAATTTATATACAGGAACAACAACAGGAAGTCCTACAGTTACGACTTATTCTGATGCAGATGGAGATTGGACTGTATTATTCTATACGGCTTCAGGAAGTTATACAACTTAAACTATTACACTTAAAGATAAAAAAATATGTTTGATAGCAAAATGATAGGCACTAATAGTGCAGGCGCTCCACAACCACCAGGAACAGGTGCTTTATTATATACAAGTGGTGCATCTGACGGAACAGGCGGTTTATGGATAAGTGTAGACGATGGGGTTTCTTGGTCTCAAAATGCTTTTACGGGAATAGATGCTACAGATAACACTAAGTGGAATACTTGGGTAAAATGGTTTGGTAGCTATTTTGTTATGAGAGAAAATGGCACAAGAAATTTCTATTCCTCTCCTGATGGATACAATTGGTCTTACGCTTTTACTATTACACCGCCCTATCTTGGTGCACCAGGTGTAGATATTAATGCTACGGTATTTCCTCAAATGATTGTAGATAGTTATAATGGTAACGGATATATTATTGCAACATTTAATAATCAATATTATGTAAACCGTTGCTTTATGCACTTTTATAAAACAACAGATGGAGGCGCTACTTTTTCTTTAGCTTTTAGCAATAACAGAAATGCTTCAAGTAATCAATTAGTGAGTATGTCTGTCTATAATGATTATTTTATGGGGAACTGGGGTGGAGGTTCTTTGTATAGTAATGATGGTGGCGCAAACTGGTCAGCTCCCTATGACAGTAGTATAAGAACAACCAACGTAATTGTTTATGCTCAAAATGGTACTTTTTCAACCATAGGTCCAAGATTTGAAACAGGATATCAAACATCAAGTACTATTCCTTTAGTTTCTCAAACAAGTTGGACAAGAGTTGGGGGTATAATGACTTCAATGACTTCGCAAAACCTTCCCACAGGAGATGGGATTTCAAAAGTAGCAACTACAGGAAATAATCTTGCATTTATGTATAGTACCAACGATGGTCAGAGTTATTCTCTTATGCAGTATCTAAGTAAAAATCAAAATGTAGGATATCACAATGGATATTTTATTTATCATAATAACGGAAACCTATATAAAACAAATGATTTTTCTACTGAAATTCTATTAACTGCTGACCCATCTACAAGCAGAGCTTTATTTAGTTCAATGAGCGATGTAGTTTAAATAAATGATTATGACACTTGACAACAAAATATCATTCATTAGTGGCTTTGTATTTACTGCCCTATCAACTGTAACAATTATGGGAGTAGCACAAGCCGCAGTAGTTGGTCTTGTCGGTGGTTTCTTTGGTCTATTAGGAAAAGAATTATTCTATTACTTGAAGCGAAAGATTAATGGGAGAAAATCTGCCTAAATTAAATGACGATGCAGGAATATCTATAAACATAAAATGGCTTATACAGATAGTCCTACTTGTTGGTAGTGCAGTATTACTGTACACGCATTTAGAAGGTAGAATAACAGATACAGAGAACGAGATACAAGGATTAAGATACAATCAAAACAATTATGTATTCCCTGACATTAGAGTACTTGAAGGAGAAATATTAGAGGTCAAGTTAGAAAGGGAAAGAGTTAGGAAGGATTTAAAAAGGATTAACGAAATCATACAAAAATGAGAAAGTATATAGACTTAATAATATTCAAATACATAGAATTGAAACTATGGTTACACGCTAAAAAAAATGGTTCTACTTGGAATAAGTTCCAGTTTGGTTTATTTTGGATGCTTATGATGATTTTAACAAGTATGCTAATTGGTAAGATACTATGAAATATTTTAAACTTTCTGAGTTTGATAGTCCTGATATGGTGGGAAGTGGTGAAGCTATGGATCTGGGGTTTCTAGAAAAATTAGATAAAGCTAGATCTTTAGCTGGTATACCATTTAAAATCACATCAGGTTATAGATCAGAGGAACATAATAAAAAAGTAGGTGGCGTAGAAAACTCATCGCATACAAAAGGATACGCTGCTGATATAGCTTGTAATGGAAGCGCTAGACGACATATTATAATAACATCTTTATTATCCGCTGGCTTCAATAGAATAGGCGTAGCAGACACGTTTATACACGTCGATAATGACCCGAATAAGACTGCTAATTTAATCTGGACTTATTAATGAAAGATAAAAAACCATTTAAAGATACCAAACTAGGTAGATTTTTATTAGGCAGCAAATCATCTGTTGGTGATGCAATAGCTGATATATTGCCAGATAGTGGTTTATTAGGCATAGTTAAGAAATTGATCGACACGGATCCAGATCTAACACAAGAGGAAAAGGATCAAGCGCATAAACATCTAGTTGAATTATATGAATTAGAAGTAATGGATCGTGACTCTGCTAGAGAACGTGAAGTTAAACTAAGGAAATATGGTTTGGATTGGATGTTTAATGCAACTGGTATTGTTGGATTGGCAGCTTTTGCTTTTTTAGTCTACACAGTAGTCACAACAGAAGTACCAGAAACTAATAAAGAAATATTTATACATCTATTGGGAATTGTGGAAGGTGTAGCTTTAAGTATTTTTGGATATTATTTTGGTAGTGCTAAAAAGGATAATAAATCTTAATTTTTTTTATATATATTTT